GACCCTTGTGACGCGTATTTTGTCAGAACCATGTTCCTACCATCAGGTAAGGTAGCATGTAAAGAACGCGCATCTTCCAAAAACGGAAGAAGCCCTGAGGTCTTAAAGATTCTCTGAACAAGTTCAAGATGAACTCTATCAGAAGCATCTTTCAGGTCTAGCGTGGCTAGGCGTTTGTCTTTACTACTACTGTAAGCGAGTGACCGATTAACACTCTGGTCGGTAAACCGAATAGAGTGTTTAGTCAAGCTATTGGTCTCCAACACTTCGTATATGTAGTCCTTAATGGACTGTTGCATATACTGAACGTGCGAAGGTTCCATAGCAATCACTCGTGGCGCCTTCAAAGTCTTAGGAACAAAGACTACCCGTACACCTAGTTCTTGGCGTATTGGTAAGAATTCAATTCCTTCGGCTTTGTCGGGACTTCCTGAGTTTTCTGCTGCGACTCCGTAATTGGGGAAGCAGTGGAGGTCACTTGGGAAGCTTGACTCCGATCGTTCGTTCCACTTAGCAATACCGTGCCTTGCATTAGCAAGACGACGATCTGCAGTGAAACCACGGCTATGATGACAAACAAGACTAAGGCCATCAAGCTCAGGAAATACCTGAGCCCATATGCGTCCAGAAATCTCGTCAAGGTATAAATCCTTTCTCAATATTTGAGACGTCATAGTACGGAGTTCGCCTTCTACTTCGCGATATGCCTTGATAGCCTTGACCTGACGGCCAGGGGTACATTCAATCTCGACTTTCTTAAAGAAGTCACAGATTTGACGTATACCTTTTAGAGTATACGGGCATGGTTCGCTTAGTAGCCTACCATCCTTATTGAACACGCGTTTGAAGAAACCTCCGAGAAATCGGGGGAGCCTTCCTGATCTGCTAAATTGAGCAGGACAGTGGAACGTTCCAGACTCGATCCCACGCAAAAGAGCGTCGGAAAGAACTGGTAGGGTAATCGATAAAAACGAAAACCCTTCGTGTTCACATCGATATCGCATAACAGCGATATCGCGTTCTACGGACAAGTCTAGGTCCATACTTAATTGTTCAAGTATGGCCTTGACGAGCATGGTCGGTCTTTTCATCTTAACCTCCATTATTATGGGGGCCAAGAGACCGTCTAAGCTTAACTCCACACTCTCGTGTGACTGCTATCTCTTACCGAAGAGACCCTCACGGATCTCTAGGTAAATGTCTCGGACGGTAATAAATCGCCGTTCGAGATGGAGGCAAAATTCTATAAATTTAGAATTCACCACCCAACACCTTGAGATAATTGGCTGAAGAAAGCCAAGTTTTCAGGGCGTCGATGAGATAGCCGATCTCAGTGTCGGAAAATCCCACTTTAGGCTCGTCAACGACGAGATAAACTGAGATTCCCTTTTCCACATTAACAGCGGAAATGGGATCTGCCGCAATTTTCTTTTGCGACAGCCGAACTTCACGACGAAAGCGACTAGCAGTAACATTCTGCTTCGTCGTCATCGAAGTGTTCCCGTCTGCAGATGTATACGAATTCAAAGCTGGACCTTGAGAGGTCCTCGGCAATGGAATCGCCACTGCATTAACTGTGACGGACTGTGGATCAGTAAGCATTAGAAGCTCCTTGGTTAAGTACGCATTACACGGGTTGCAAACCCTTACTATTGCTATCTTAACTTGGACATGCCTAATGCACCAAGTATCGAGAGCTGCATACCATTCAGTGAATTCTGATTGGTATTAAAACCAAATGGATCACCGAGAATTCGGCCCTTATGAGAGCCGTTACTCTGTGATGTCCCTGAGAAGTGAACTATTTCACCTGAGCGACGTTTAAAAGAAAATTTCGCAAATTGCGTTACTTTCTTATACCGTTCTCTCATTATATAGAAATAGTCCGCCGCACACCGATCGGCTACTCCAGTCTCGAGATTTTCAATTATATCTCCAGCATTGAAGAACCAGTCGGCGAGCCAGGTCCAAGGAATCGCATTATAAACAACTGAAGGCGAAGGATTTAAACCGTAAATTGCGGCTAACATCCGACGCTTCCAGGCGATATCCCTGGGTCCCCCAGGAAGCCAGTAACGAAAGCGGGCAGAAGCCCACCAACGTTCACCTTCTTCTAGGGTCCATCCTCCCGTTAGAGGTCCCTGATAAAATCCAGTAGTAAAAGCTGGATACAGGATCGCTGGGCCACTTGTGGCACCAGCACTCGCAGAGAGGATAGTGTCAAGCATCTTTACAGATCGCCTGACAGGACGACCGTTGTCACGTAAGAGCTGTTTGAGCCGCTTTTGGGCGTCGATTTGACCCCCAACTACTTTGCGGATATCATTCAGCAAAGGACGCCATCCGAACTGTAAAGCTAACCAATAATTGGAAATGCTTTTCAGATCATTCAGGTGCATCCTTTGTCTAAGTAATCCCGGTAACTCACGCAATTCATAAATTGAATTAAGCGCTTGAAAACTGGGCTTAGTAGGCTTCATCTTACGGTAAGCTTCGGCTGCACGGGCATCAGGCGGATAACTATCCGCAACTGGGAACCCTGCATCGGCGCAATGTACATAGACGTGTCCTTTATAGGACTCGCCTGATGGACCGCCCCGCCATATTTCTCCAACGTTGATTAATGATCGTTGGGTCTCAAAGCCAATAAGCTTAAAAGGCCCTCCTACATTACCAATGTCAGGAAAATCTGGATAGCCGTAGTTTCCTTTATCTCCGAGAAGCAAACTTTTGTTTGTCTTTACGGGCCTCCCCTCAACAATTGTTGAGGAAGGAGGGGTCTCGAAGCTATTGATTCCGATTGGAACCCAAGGCTCCGATACCATGCTGGAAACCACTTGACAACTCCTTTTCTTGGTTTGGAGTGTTCCGTAGAACGTGGAGAGCCCTTAGGGGCT